GATGTGGACGCCCTACAGATACTGCTGGTGGACAACCTGGATCTGGTGGTGGAGGTGAAGGCGGACACGAAGAAGGATTTGGTGGAATTAGAGGATTATCTGCAATTCGTACAGATTACTTTAATAGTCCAACTTCACAAGCAAATACTAATACTGGTAATGGTTATGTAAGTGTAACTACATATGAAGATAGAAGTTATTGGACTTCTGGTGGCGGCGGCGGTGCAGCTGGCGGATATGTTAGATTTACTCTTGGTGCTGAATATCTTACTGGAATATCATCTGTTGCTGCAACTGTTGGATCTGGGGGAACAGGTGTATCTCAGAGTGGAACAAGTTCATCGACAGCAGCAAATGGATATGCTAGAATAGATTTCCAGAAAATCATTGGTTATGAAGGCGGAACAGAAAATATTACACTTGGGGATGTATTCATTGCTGGAACTGGTGATAACGATAATGGTATTAATTTTTATACTTCTGGAACTGGAACTGGATCATCTGGTGGATTTAAGTTACCAGCAACAGTTGCTCCAACTGTAGTTTTTGAAGGCGGTGGCGGTGGAACGGGTGCAACTGCAACAGCTACAGTTACGAATGGTGTTGTTACTGGTTTGACATTAACAAACGCTGGATCTGGATATACTTCTGCGCCTAGAGTACGTCTTTTGGGTGGATGTGGAGTTAATAATCATGCAACTGTAGGTTTTAACGCAAATACTGGAGCACTGCAAGGATTAACTTTACAAAGTAGTTCATTGCCAAATTATTACATGAAATTTGGTGGAACTCAGCAAGTTAGATATGTTACAACTGCCACTGTAGATGCTGAAGATATTTACAGAGTGACTGTTAAAGTTGCTAGGGGAAATGGTAAAAATGGTGGCGACAGACCAGAAAATGGTGGTGACGAACTTCTGTTATATTACAATATTGATCAAACTTTAAATTTCCCAGAATCTCAATTTATTGGAGTATTGGTTCCTATACCAACTCAAAATGAAGTTGATAATAATTATGATGGTGGAGGTACTGGTAATGATCCCACTAGATGGTATACATATGGTTTGGAAATCCCAACAGCAGCTCAAACTGAAAATACTAGATTTCAAATAAGACAAAATAGATCTGCAGCAAATGCGACAAATGATAATTCTGCCAATAGTGATCACTTCGGTCTTTTGGAATTGAATTACGAGTATAAAGAAACAACTCAATTAGTTTTTGTTGCATCTGAAGGCAAAATCCCAACATCTGATGATGTGCAGCAATATAGTATTGGTGGCGCAGCAAATTCTACCTACACTGCTGGTATTTTTGCAAATGATCTCACATTTACATTATCATCTTCTTCCCCAATAATTCCATCTGCTTCGATTGATCCCGATATAGTCATTCCACTGATTGAACCATATTTCTTGGTTAAGTATCTAATCAAGGCATACTAAATATACATTGAAGAAATAGTCACTCAATTATGGGTATCGTCGCTGAATCTAATGTTCCAAATATTCTTCTTCAACTAAATGTGATGGATCGCGGTATCACATATAGGGGAATGTTGAAGGTTGTCCCTGACAATTATTGGAATGATGAAGTAAAACCAAAACTCTATCCTTTGTGGGACACAGAAAAGGATCGTTTGGTTGAGTTTAGTTGGTATGATAACAATACTTATCACTGCATTAGAAGAAAATTTATAAAAAATTTTAAAACTAATGAGTATGAGTGGAGAGATTATGAAATTGAACAAACTGATGTAGATGCAGCGAGATCATTTTATGAATTTTTGAAAGAAACTTTCTTGAATATTGAGCAATTAATTAATGCAGAATTTCAAGAAGAAATGGGTAGAATGTATGGTGAAGTAAGTTCTGAAAGTTGGTTATCAATTAGATTAGCTCGTAACTTCCTTCTCCAAGAAACAGATTTTGTATTTGCTTGTAGTGACGTAAATCTTCCAGAAGAGAAGAAAGAAAATTATGCTCTGTACAGACAAAAATTGAGAGATCTTCCAAATTTATTTGCTGATGTTCCCCCAAATGAAGTAAAGTTTCCAATGTCACCTGAAGCATTCACTGCAATATACAAAGAAAATCATCCTGGTGAAGAATATCTTTCTTCCGAAGATCAGTGGATAACATTGGGATCTTTCTTCTTTACTAGCTTTAGAGAAAAAATGGTGAGATATTTAACCGTTAGAGATGTGACGGATAGACTTTATACTCATGCATTTATTGAAGCAATGCGTGAAACCCCTGTTCGTTTGGAAGGAACAGCATGGTCAGTAACTCATCAAAACATGGATTCGATTAAACAATCTTTGGATAAACTTTTAGAACAAATGGATCTAGATCAGGATGGAGGTGAACAATCGTGATTACTGTAATTGAAGGATTATCAATTTATGAGTTAATATCAAACTATTGTATATTAAACAACAAAGTTCTATTATACTTTGATAATTCGCTTTGGTCATCATTTGATGAAGATAAAAAGAACCAAATTCTTGAATTTTATTCTGATTATGCACCAGAAGATATAATCGAAGAATTAAAGCAGGGAAGAAATTGTGTGATAGAATACACAAGTGAAGATGTTGCAATCATGAATGCATCCGAATGGTTCCCACCTAAAAAATATTGCCCATCACCAGAATATTTTTTCAGATGTTTAGTATTCAATGTAAATTCTGATATAGTTTTTGAAAATGTTGACCCACCATTGACAGAACCAGAGGAATGATTTAGACTGCTAACAAGCAATTCTAAATCGCATGAAAGTCCCAACACAGTATGACCTGACACATCTTCAGCTTCAAGCAATTATTCGGGATAACAACATCCCAGACACAGAACTGAAGTATATTGGTGAGCGTGTTTATCCTGAGCATTTCAAAGGTCATCCAGAATTTCATGGGATGCTGATGCACTGGTATCTGATCGGTGGTGAGCACGAGGTTCCTGTGTGCGACATCGGTTCGGTGGATTGCGTGGATGATTAGAAACGCTTATCTTTCAGGGGGTTGACACGCTCCCAAAATTGTATTATTATACCTGAGTAACAAGCCTGACGGCTACAACAAAACAACATTATGTACATTAAAATCCCTAAATCGGGTGTTCATGCCAACATCCGTAAATTGGTTGAAGAATCTCTTCCAGAACCTCTGGAGGTTGCTGGTTGGAAATTCAGAGGTTATGTTTGGCGTCGTTTAGACCAAATTAACACGAAAGATAAAGATGGTAATACTGACAATACTGTTCGTATTGGAGGTACTGGTTCTAATGAAACTCTCCAAAAATCTTTGTCTAAAGGTCTTGATCCTACTAAACTGACACCTTCTATTTTTCCTAACGACAATCTGCTTAATGGATTTAATAGATTTAAAAATCTAGGTATAAATGGTTATACAGAGTGGATTTTTGCTGAGTATGAGATAGATGAATCTACCAAGACTGAGTTTCAATCCACAGAACAAGAATATATTGATGACTTTCGTGCTGCTGCTAACGGCGGTGACGGCGCTAAAGTTATTACTAAAGATGAACTGATTGAGCTTGGACGTAAGCGTTTTGAAAATCGTTCTGATCGTAGCAAAAAAGCAGTTTCTAGGTGGGTTCATAGTCTTGAGTTGAATTTGAGCAATCAACAAGTTAATGGTATTGCCCAGACAGTTTCTAAAGATTTTGCTCGTCGTGGCATCATCGAATCTTATACTAGAGAAGAAGCAGAGGCAGAAGTCGAAAAACTTGGACTTGGATGTGCTGTTTTGAACACGAAAGATAATACTCGTGTTCTGCGTATGTTTCCCAAAATCATGGAAAATTTTGTAAAAAACGGTACTATTTTTAGGTATACTGATTATCACAGCGATGCTACTACTCATCAAGAAGTTGATGACGGACGTGTAGAATCTGCTAGTGAAATCTTAAAATTTCATTATCTCTGCTTAGATTACGCTGCCGAAGTTTGTAAAAATCGTGGTAAAATCACATGGGAGCGCCTTGGTGGGCTTGTTCAAAAGATCGGCGCAGAAAAAAAAGGTCCGAATGGATTGGCAGTGGACATTTGAACAACTGTCACATGGGGTCTTTGGACCCCTTTCTCATGCCCTATACTATTCTCATCAACAGCGAACCGCATGACCCTCACTCTTCGCCCTCACCAGCAGCGTATGCTCGACGCTCTGCTGACCGCCTCTCTGGGTCGCCTGACCTGCCCTACGGGCGGCGGCAAGACCCTTGTGATGATCCTTGACTGTCTGCGTCGCCTTCAGGCAGCAGAGACCCCTCAGACTGTCGTAGTGTGCGCTCCTCGCATCCTGCTGGCAGTTCAGTTGTATGAAGAGTTCTTTGCTGAACTGAACGGCAAGGTGGATGTTTGTGTCCTCCATGTTCATAGCGGTGAAGTCAATTGTAATCGTACCACCAAGATCCAAGAGATCAAGTGTCACGATAGTGTTTGTAAAGCTGTCAATTCTCACCAGATTATCTTTACTACCTACAATTCTCTGCGTCGTATCAACGAGGCAGGTATTGATGTTGATCTGATCTATTTTGACGAGGCACACAACTCTGTTCGTCGTGACTTCTACAAAGAAGTTGCTGCTGCTTCGCTGACTGCTCGTAACGCATACTATTTCACTGCCACTCCTAAGTATCGTGGTGGTCAGATCAGTATGAACAACACCACTGTTTATGGTAAGGAACTGATCAACGTTCCTGCTCCTGAACTGGTAGCTAACGGTAGTATCATTCCTCCTACCATCAAGTCTCACGTTGTTGACATCGAGCGTAACAAATCTCTGCTTGCTGCTGAGAATGACCGTGAGGTGCTGATTGATATCGTATCTCAACTTGATGAGGACAGCGCACAGAAGATCCTGGTTGCTGCTCCTAATACTCGTGTGCTGTGGCGTTTGCTTTCTAGCACTAGTGTGATGGCAGAGTTTGCTGAGCGTGGTTACGATGTGCTTCACATCACCAGCAAGCACGGTGCTTATATCAACAAGCAGAAGGTTGGTCGTCAAGAATTCTTTGACACTCTTGATGCCTGGGGTAAAGATCCCAGCCGTAAGTTCATCATGTTCCACTATAGCATCTTGAGCGAAGGTATCAACGTTCCTGGTCTGACCCATTGTATTCTGCTTCGCAACCTGCCTGTCATTGAGATGGCGCAAACCATCGGTCGTGTCATCCGACTTGACAAACAAGACGCTGCTGATATACAATCTGGTAAGATCCCCGCTGGTCAGTTAGAGTTCTACCGCAAGCGTACTGGTTTCGTTACTGTACCTGTGTTTAGCAACTATGGTCAGCAGACTGAGAAGCGTCTTCAACGTGTTGTGGATGCTATCTTTGTCAAAGGTGTTGCCCCTACTGAATGATTGTGCTAAAATGAAACTCAATCCTAACAACCCCTACGAATTTACTATGACT